AGAAGCTGCTATTTGGCCAACAATAGACGACGACAAACCAAAGGACACAGACGACGAAAGAGGGTTACATATTCTTGAAATGTGCCAGTTCGCCAAGTATGATTGGTTATCTGAATCTAACCACGGAATGAGAAAAGACTTTGAAGATAAAGCTTTGTTGTTTCCTTCTTTCGACTCACTTACTCTTTCTATGTCAGAGCATGAAGATAATACCAAAGGTAGAATGTTTGACACTATAGAGGAATGCGTTCTAGACATAGAAGAACTCAAAGACGAATTATCAATGATCCAAATGACTCAGACGAGCGCAGGTAGAGATAGGTGGGATACGCCAGAAGTTGTTGTTGGAACTGGTAAAAAAAGCAAAATGAGAAAAGATAGATACTCTGCATTATTAATGGCGAACATGGCCGCAAGAGTTTTACAGAGAACTCCAGATCAGGCTGATTATGAATTTTACGGAGGCTTCGCTACTGGCGGCTTTAAAGAAAAACCTAAAGAAAATCTTTACACTGCACCAAGCTGGTTTGCTGACTATATGAAAGATGTGTATTAATCTATGAACATTCAGATTACCATTCCAATTGAGGCTTAATCAATATGAATAACGACGAAATGATAACTTGGCAAGACGGTGACGACGCTGGAAAAGCAAGTGCTTTTTCTAAATTTTCTGATAATGTTAGTTCATACGCTGGGCTAAGTAAATCACAAGGAAATCATTATAGGCATTTTCTAGACATTGAACCAAATAGATCTGTAAAGCCGGGGTTCACTTCTAGAGACTATTACGCATTTCGTCCAGATGAAGCAGTACCTCAACAGCAACGTCGAATAATTAAAATGTGCATGGACGCTTATGATAAAGTAGGTATTATTCGCAATATCATTGATTTGATGGGTGATTTTGGTAGTCAGGGTATTCAGATTGTTCATCGAGATAAAAGTGTTGAGAAGTTTTATCAGCAGTGGTTCAGGAGTGTTAACGGAAAAGAAAGGTCGGAACGTTTTCTTAACAATTTATACAAGACTGGCAATGTGATTATATACAGAAGCTATGCCAACATTACCCCTAAATTGAAGGATTATATGAAGGCTTTGGCTAATGATATTAAAGTTGAAGTACCCGAAGCCCCAGCAAATCAAATACCTTGGAGATATAATTTCTTTAGCCCGCTAACGGTTAAGATGAAAGACGGAAATCTTTCTTTATTTATGGGTCTACAGAACTACACAATTACAACAAACTCCTTTTTCGATAAATTTAAAGCAGGAGAAATACCAAACCACGTTTTAGAAACGTTACCACCCGCGATTAAGCAAAGCCTTATAAGGGGGGAAAAGGATATACCACTTGATCCAGAGAGACTCAGCATTCACTACTACAAAAAAGACGATTGGCGTCAGTGGGCCAACCCGATGATTTACGCAATTCTTGACGACATTGTAATGCTCGAAAAGATGCGTTTAGCTGATATGTCTGCTCTAGATGGCGCGATTTCAAATATTCGTTTATGGACGCTTGGTAACTTAGACCACAAGATTCTACCAAACAAGGCCGCTATTAATAAGCTTCGTGATATTCTTGCCAGCAATGTTGGCGGGGGTACAATGGAATTAGTTTGGGGTCCAGAGCTGTCATTCAGTGAATCTAATAGCGAAGTATACAAGTTTTTAGGATCTGAGAAGTATACCTCTGTACTCAATAGCATTTATGCTGGGCTTGGTGTACCACCGACTTTGACGGGTATGGCTAACAATGGTGGCGGGTTTACCAACAATTTCATTTCCTTAAAAACACTTTTAGAGCGATTACAGTACGGTCGAGATCAGTTGGTCAAGTTCTGGGAAAAAGAACTTGAAATAGTAAGAAAAGCTATGGGCTTCAGGTATAGGGCGCATATACAGTTCGACCAAATGACACTTTCTGATGAAGCTGCCGAAAAGAATCTATTAATTCAACTTGCTGATCGCGACATAATAAGTCAAGAAACACTACTCGAAAGATTTAAAGAAATCCCTCAAATAGAAAATATCAGACTTAAGAGAGAAATGTCTAAACGAGAAACGTCTGGACCTCCAAAAGCCAGCCCTTATCACAATCCTAACCATCAGCAAGATTTGGAGAAAATGGATAAACAAGGTCAGATCAATTTAAAACAGGAAAAAGAAAAACAAAAAAATACACCAAAACCTAATAGTAATCTTGATATTAAAAATAATGGTCGCCCTCCAAATACTAAAGATACCCGCCCAAGAAAGCAAAGGACAGAAACTCCTAAAACCAATCCGGGAGTTGCTGAAATGCTTGTTTGGGCAGACGAAGCTTTCGAAACGGTTTCTGAAAATGTGAATAAGGCATATATTAGCAATAAGGGCGTAAAAAACCTAAGAAAATTGACGAAATCAGAAGTAATTAAAATTGAACAAATTAAATTAGACATATTTACAAATCTAACGCCGATGAAGTCTGTAGCATCTGAAGATATTATTAATTCTTTAAGGAGCAATAAGAAGTCGCCAAAAGATTTTATCGACATTTTAAAATCTAAGAATATCAATATTCATGAGATGCCGATTGATATATATCGAAAAAATGTTATAGCAAATTTCGTGTCTTATACAATGTAATCAATTTTATTCGTTTTTTTGTGTATACTTTTTCATAGAGGCGCATATGAAAATATTTAAACAAGAAATACAAGACGGCGTTGCTCCGTTAGTTCAGTCTAACGCGAGTATAGCTTATTGCGTACCCGCAGCTTTACTTGCTTTAGATACTTCAATTGATGAAGATTCTAACAACAAGTTAAGTATCGCTGTTGATAAAATTAAGGCTGCTAGCGCAAATCCCGAACAGATAGATCTCTACTATATTACTTCTGTTCTAGTATCTACTGGCTGGAACAAAAATGACGATGTATTCAATTCGTCAATGACTTGGGCCGCTAGAAATACACCAGAAGACAAACAATTCAATTTTATGCACAATGAAAACGATATCATTGGGCATATTACTGGAAGCTATGTGGTTGACAAAAACGGAGACCGCATAACAGATGATACTCAGCCGGATGATTTTGATATTATCACCGAGGCTGTGTTGTATAACAGCTGGACAGATCCAGAAAATAGACAGCGCATGAATCAAATTATTGCTGAAATTGAAGAAGGCAAATGGTTTGTTTCTATGGAATGTTTATTCGCTGGATTTGACTATGCTTTATTAGACGAAGATGGTAATGCAAAACTACTTGAACGTAATGAGGGTTCTGCATTTTTAACTAAACATTTACGAGCCTATGGTGGTACTGGAGAATACGAAGGCTACAAAATTGGTAGATCATTAAGAGATATTTCTTTTTCTGGCAAAGGTCTTGTATCCAAGCCAGCTAATCCAAGAAGTGTTATTCTTGATTCTAGCAGAGCTTTCTCTCTAAGTTCTAACTCAACAATTACTACTTTTCCTAAAGGAGAAAATGACATGTCAGATATTAATCTTTTAGAGAAGCAGCTTTCGGATGTAAAGAGTGAGCTAGCCTCTGCTAAAGAAGAAAACAAAGTTCTTCTAGCTCAGATTGCCGAAGCAGCTTCAAAAGAAACTCTAGAGTCGATGGCAAAGCTTGAAGCCACCGTTGGTGAACAAGAAGAAGCTATCAAGACTTTAGAAGCTTCATTAGCTGAAAAAGAAGCATCCATCACAGAACTTCAAGAATCAATCGCAAAGAGCGAAGAAGAAATGAAGGAAAAGATGGAAGAACTTAAGAAGATGAAGAAAGAAGAAAATATGCGCAAGCGCATGGCTTCACTTTTAGATTTAGGTCTAGAGGCTGAAGAAGCTGAAGAATCTCTAGCTTCTTACGAAGATCTTGATGATGCTACTTTCGAAACCATCTTGGCAGCTATGAACAAGATGAAGAAAAAGGTTGGCGTCAAAAAGGAAGAAGAAGATGAAGAAGCAAGAATGAAGCCAAAAGCTGAAGAAGTAGCCGATGAAGCTGAAGCTGAAGAAGCCGCCGAAGAAGCGTTGGCAGAAGTCGAAACAACTGAAGCTGCATTAATTGATGCTTCAGACGATACAGACGAATTACAGGCCACTAGAGCGAGTGTCGCAGAATGGCTTGAAAGCAACGTACTTAATAAGTGATTAAAAGGAGAAAATAACTATGGCTCTAAAATCAGATAGATATGAACTACAGACCGACATTAGCTTTTTCTACAATGACACTGCGACCACTCGCGGTTGCTTAGTTGGTCATGGTGCTACTGCTGGTACTGGCGCAGCTATGGATCAGGGCGTAAATCTTTGCGTCAAGTCCACTTCGGCTGCCCCTCTCGGCATCCTTCTTAACGATGTCGTAGACAAAGATTTAACTCGTACTCATCTCAATCAGTACAAGGATGAAGTACAAAAGGGTGGTAAGGTTACTGTCCTTCGTAAAGGTTACGTTGTAACTAACAACATTACCAATCCTAGCGACTGCGGCGCTGGCGAAACAGCTTATCGTTGCGACGATGTTGCTGGAAACGTTGCATCTTCTGGCACTGTTGCCGTTGGTGTATTCCTTTCAGCTCCTGATGCTGATGACTACGCCAAAGTCGAAGTCAACCTTCCCTGAACTTAATATAATTAAAGGAGAAAACTAATTATGCCAATTAACGAAAGACCTAGTGATGAATTCATCAATCTCCTACGTAAGTCGGGGGATGCGGATGTAAATTTGGCTCAAGCTGCACAGCGAGAATTCGCTAAAGCTCTTGAGTTACCACTACGCAAGGGCGTCCTTGCTGGAAATATTCTTGGTAATATTTTCGAAACTGTGAACGTAGAAGCTGGTTCAACTACTGAATTTCCTCTTGATCTAATCAGCCCCGGCCTTGAAGGTGAGCATGTCGCTTATACTAATCCCGGTCATGGTAGAATTCCAGAGCGTTCGGTTGAAAGCGATTACGTCATGATTCCAACTTACAACATTGCTTCATCGGTTGATTATCTTCTCCGATACGCAAGAGAAGCTCGTTGGGATATTGTTGGTCGAGCCATGCAGGTCATGGAAGCCGGTTTCACGAAGAAGATTAACGACGACGGCTGGCACACGCTTCTAGCAGCTGGCGTTGATCGCAATATTCTTGTTTATGACGGCGATGCAACCGAAGGTCTCTTTACCAAGAGATTAGTTTCTTTAATGCAGACTGTAATGCGTCGTAATTCTGGTGGTAATAGCGCTTCAGTTGGTCGTGGACGACTTACTGACCTCTATGTTTCACCAGAAGCATTAGAAGACATTCGTAATTGGGGATTAGATCAAGTTGACGAAGTTACTCGTCGTGAGATCTATTCCGCTCCAGAAGGCGGCGCTCCAATTACTAGAATCTTTGGTGTCAACGTCCATGACCTCGATGAACTTGGCGAAGGTCAAGAATATCAGTCATTCTTCGCTGATCAGCTTGGTGGACAGCTACAGTCCTCAGACAGAGAACTTGTTGTTGGCCTAGATCAGTCAAGCAATGACAGCTTTGTTATGCCCGTTAAGGAGCAGCTACAGGTCTTTGAAGACCCAACTCTCCACCGCCAGCAGAGAGCTGGTTATTATGGCTGGACAGAGCTTGGCTTTGGTGTTTTAGATAACAGAAGAATTATCCTCGGATCATTCTAATTATTATTTAATACCTAAAGCGACTAAAAGCCACCTTCATTAGATTGGGGGTGGCTTTTTTGTGTATTAATAGTTAGATTGTTTATTTCTGGAACACCTTTAGGAGAAAGAATATGGCTGCATTATCGGACTATCTTGAGAGTATAATATTGAACTTTATTTTCAGGGGAGGAACTTTTACCAAGCCAAGTAATGTATCTGTAGCACTTTTAAATGAGGTTCCTAAAGACAATGATGATGGCTCAACTATGGGCGAAGTTTTGAACTTTATAACCAATGAAGCTGGCGCTGAAGTCTCTACCCAGTACGCTAGAGTAAGTCTGGGAGACCCTTCAGAGAATGGCAACACAAAATGGTCTGATGTTGGAGATGATCCGTCTTCTGTTTATTATACTCATACTGAAAACCTTCCAGCGTCTGGATTTTATTACCCTCTGTATCTTGAGGAGTCTAGGGCTGTTCAGGCTTCTGACGGTAATGGCGTTGAATCATATGTTTTCCCGGAACATCCCGCCACTACTTTTTACAAGCCTGTAAGTGTGGGAGCTATTAACGCTGTCACAAATCCAGATCCAGACGAAATTATTTACAGGTTTTACGACGGAAACGGTTTTATACAAAATAAATCAAATATTACATTTGAACAAGCTGGCAAAGGTGGCTGGGGAACGATCAAAGCGGTAGCCTTAATGGATAGTGAAACCTACGGGGAAGGCAATATTTTAATGTACGCCCCTCTAGAGGTAGAAAAATCAGTT